TGGCTGCGTTGCCGGATGATGAGGTCGACAAGCTCTACGAAGAAGCCAAAAGCGTAATCGGAGATACGTGCTGGATCCCGAACCCTGGGCCGCAAACCGCAGCCTATTACTCGGAAGCCGACATCCTGTTGTACGGCGGGCAGGGCGGCGGCGGTAAAACCGATCTGATTGCCGGCCTGGCGTTAACCGAGCACGAGCGGAGCCTACTGTTAAGGCCGCAATACACCGACCTCGGTGCGTTGATTGAAAGAGTTGTGGCTGTGGCGGGCACACGAAAAGGACTGAACAGCGCACCGCCAGCACAGTACAAAGTAGATAACCGTGTCATTGATTTCGGTGCCGCGTCGACGCTCGATCGAGCGGAAACATGGCAGGGCAACCCGCACGACCTGATTGCATTTGATGAGGCGTGTCAGTTCCACGAGGCCGTGGTGCGGTTCCTGATGGGATGGAACAGAAGCGCCGATACGCAGCTCGGCAGCAACACACGACAGCGGGTGCGGACCGTCATGGCATCCAACCCGCCAATCAGTGCCGCCGGTGACTGGGTGGTCGGAATGTTCCGGCCGTGGCTTGATATAACTCACAGCCAACCGGCGCAGCACGGTGAATTAAGATGGTTCATCATAGACCCCGATGGTAACGACCTCGAGGTCGATGGACCCGACGACATACGAACCTACGACCATAAAGACTACGTGCCCCGCAGCCGGACGTTTATCCCGGCAGCGTTGGAAGACAATCCGTTCTTAATAAATACCGGATACCAGGCAACACTTGATGCCATGCCCGAACCGTTACGATCAGCCGTGCGGGACGGCAACTTCATGGCGGCGAGAGAAGACGACGACTGGCAGGTCATACCAACGAGCTGGGTCCTGGAGGCAAACGAAAGGTGGCGTAATGGTAAAGGCGACCGTGCTCTCAGTTGCATTGGCCTCGACGTTGCTCGTGGGGGTCGAGACAGCACAGTATTTTCTAAACGATACGGACCGTGGTTTGACGAGCTCGTTGTTGTGGCAGGAGCCGACACACCCGACGGACCAAGCGTCGCAGCACTTGCAGCCGGTATGCTGCGGCAGGACGCCATCGTGGCTGTTGACAGCATTGGCATTGGTGCCGATGCCGAGACCGCGTTGAAGAATGCGGGCTTGCCGTTCGAAGCCATGAACGGAAGCGAAAGGGCAACAGGACACACACGCGACGGCAACTTCGCCTTTTACAATCACCGCAGTGAGATGTGGTGGAGGCTGCGCGAAGCATTGGATCCGTCCTATGGACTAGACGTTGCGTTGCCGGTCGATCCTAAGCTGCAGGCTGACTTGACGGCGCCAACGTACACCGTTCGCCCTGGTCAACCGCCGAAGATCTACGTGGAGTCGAAGCAGGATATTATGAAACGCCTAGGCCGGTCACCGGACCGCGGCGATGCAGTCGTCTATGCCTGGAACGGTGGTGAGTTAAACGCCGGACCACGGGCTCGCATGATGCACAACCGTCGTATCGGCAGCACGCCGGCACCGGTGATGGAATACGATGAGTTGCGGTACGGATGATCACGTCACGGCCGGCCACGATCGACGATGTGAACTATATTGTCGAGAACACGGAAGCCATGAACGCGGAGAGTAAGTGGCAGATGGAATGGTCACCGGATATGGCAAGAAACTATATCGAGTGGGCGATTACAACGGAGACCACCGACATCCTTATGGTCGAACGTGACGGTGTGCCCGTCGGCGGTGCGATCGTGGCAGCGTCCTGGGAGTTCCACACCCGACCGCTCTGCTACGTCTGCAAGTTCTGGGTGGTACGCGAACACCGCCGCGGCGATGTAAGCCACGCCATAGTCAAAGACATACTGCAGTGGTCCCACGATCGGGACTGCACACACATATTCACAACGGCGACCGCTGGCCTGAACAAGGTCGAGCAAATGCTGTTCATACGATTATTTAAAGCCCACGGTTTTGATGCCGTGGGACCGACCCTCGCAATCGAACTGGGAGATCAAAATGAGTAAAATGGCACCCAAGGCACCGAGCCTACCACCACCACCCGCGCCTGTGCCGGTTAAAGAATCCGACGCCGAGGTCAGGAAAAAGAAAGAGGACGCAGCTAACCTGGCACGCAAACGGGCCGGCCTGGGCGCAACCATTAACACATCCGGCCAGGGTGCTGAAGGTACGGCTGAAACCAACCGCCGCACGCTGTTGGGTGACTAATGGAGCAGCGCGTAAAGCTGATACTCGATAACTACCGCAACAAGAAGTCTGGTCGGACACAGCTCAACCAGCTCTTCGAGGAGATAGCCGAAGTGCTATCGCCAGAGCGTTGCGGGTTCACGGTCACTAATAACTACGGCCGGTCGCAGGCACGCATCTACGATACCACACCGATCGTGGCCAAGAGAGGCCTGGTGAACGCCATAAGCGGTATGCTTCGGCCCAAGACCACGAACAGTGGTTACTGGTACAACATCGTGCCCATGGCTGATGAGGAGCTGCTCGAGGATCCGGAGGTCAAGGCGTGGATCGACAATGCCGAAGAGATACTGTGGAAGCATCTCTACAATCCTGCGTCGAACTTCATCGACACCACCGGCGAGGTCGACGACGACCTGGTGACGTTCGGCACGGGCTGCGGGTACGTGGGATTACGCCCTGATATGTCTGGGCTGCAGTTCAAGGGGTTTCATCTCAATAAGGTCTACCTCGATGTGGACGCTTTAAACCACGTGGTTGGTGTATACATCCGGGAGGACCTGACACCGCGCAACGCCGCGGCGATGTTTGGTGAAGACAATTTGGGGCCCAAGGCGAAAGAGCGGTTGCGCCAAAAGGGCGCCAAGCAGCGGAATGAAAAAACAGAATACGTGTGGTGGGTAGGACAGCGCTTTAAATTTGACCCGGCCAGCAAGGCCAACACCGACATGCCGTTCGCCTCTGTGGTTATTGATGCTGAAAGCGAGCACATCGTCGAGGAGAGCGGCTTCGAGGAGCTGCCGTTCTTCGTGCCCCGTTGGGATACACGGTCCGACGAGAACGGCACCGGCTTCGGTCGGGGTCCTGGCACCCTGGCCCTGCCGTCAGTGCTGACCCTGAACCAGATGGGTAAGACCATGCTGCGGGCCCTGCACCGGGCCGTCGACCCACCATGGTTGCTGCCAAGCGATAGCATGGTCAACGCACCGCAACTAAGGCCTGGCGGCGTTTCGTATTACGACGCAAAGGCGATCAGAAACCTTGGTCTTTCGAAGCCGTTTCAGCAAATGGATTCCGCGGCACAGATCCCCTGGGGCCTTAATGCACAGACCGCGGAACGTGAAGCGATCATGGCGATATTCTTTAAGAATATCCTTAACCTGCCCCTGGACGGCCCACAGATGACCGCCACCGAGGTGCAGTCTCGCCGTGAGCAGTTTGTCAACGAGATCGGGTCAGTATTCGGATCCCTCGAGGGATCCTACAACAGCCCCATGGTGGATCGTGCGTTCAATATCTTATTGCGGAAAGGCGCCTTCGGCCCGCCAGAAGCAATACCCGAGGTGCTCCAGGGCAGCGAAATACAGTTCCGCTTTGCCAGTCCGGTTGAGCGAGCCAAGCAACAGATTGAAGAAGCCTACGTTACACAAACGATGGATAAGGTCCTGACGATTGGTCAGGTACGTCCCGAGGTGATGGAGCGTTTTGATTTCGATCAATATGCAAAGTACATAGCGAGGTCCAATGATTTCCCTCACGAGTTGGTCAAGTCTGACATGGTTGTTCAGCAAGAAAACGAAATGCGAGCAGCCCAGATGGAGCAAGAAAAAAACATGGCAACCATGGAGCGGTTGGCGCCCGTTGTGGAAAAAGCTCTCCGCGCTGCCGGCGACAACGCTGGCGGTGGGGCTGAGCCTGGGGCTCCTCCTGACGATGCTAATGTTCCTGCCCCTGACGCTGGTGGCGGAGGTATGCAAGGCGGGTTACCGCCAGAGCTGATGCAACAACTACAAGGTGGTATGGCCGGCGGTGGCTAATCTAGAGCCCGACCTCGAAGACTTCCATCGGCAGCTCGTACAATC